TTATTTTAAATGAAAAATGATTTCAGAATACGCTCCCTTATCTTTTTCGGTACGGTTTAAAACGGGACGCTTGAATTGTTCAATTATTTTTAGCCCTGATTTTTCGGCTATTGTGGGATATAAATTATACTTATCGTTTGCTACAATAAAAATATTAAAATCATTTTTCAGGAATTTTCTGCAATTGATTAAAACATCGGAAATATCTCTGACGTATTTTTCTTTGGCTTCCGAATTCTGTCCCATGCTTAGTTTACCGATTTCCAGTTCGTCGCGTCTTTTAAATCCGAATAAATCATAAGCGTATGCATGTTGTTCGTGATAATCTATAAGTCCTACATAAGGCGGACTTGTAAATATGCCACTGACTTTTTCTTTTTCAATTTTTTCAGCTAACGGATGATTTCTTTTCCTTAATTCTTCAATTATATCTGACTTCCGCGAGTCTCCCTGTATGCAGACCTGATAAGTGTTTGTTCTTATTCTGTCAAAAATCATCAGCCTTTTTATAGTATCTTTTGTATATCTATCCCACATTTTTTTGATTGAAAAAAGAGGCTTACATATTTTATTATGTTTTGAACAGTAGTATATTGATGTTACAGGTTCTTTTAAAGTAGCTAAATCAGAATGCGTGGTTGCTCGGCATGAACGGATTGTACGACTTAAAATGATGGTCAGAATTTTTTTTGTAGAAATATTTTTTACTTTTTTCAGTTCTTCAAACACAATTTCAAATTCTTTTCGGACTGTATCTATATACCATTTATCAAGAAAGTCCGAGTTGGAATCCTGAATGAGCTTTATATTAAATTCTTTAACCAGATTTTCAAATACAGGCTTGAATTTATTTACTTTGTCCTCTGAATATTCATTCTCATTTATAATTCCATTCAAAACCTTATAGCGATAATCCGGTGATGGGAAATATTCAGAATTAAATTCATTCAATCTGCTGATTAATGTTTCTTCGAAAATCCCGACATTATTACTTTTCAGATAATTATTCAGTACATCAGAAATTCTTTTTATTTCAAACTGAACATCGGAAATATTGTACTTCCTGACTTTTGCATTTGAAATCTGACAATTAAATTCCGATATATCAATTCCGACAGAATCCATCCCCAATTCATTTGCCTGAACCAAAGTTGTACCGCTTCCACAAAACGGGTCAAGTACAATATCTCCTTTTCTGAAAAAAACTTCTTTTTTGAAATCATCAGTATGCGAATCGAGAAAATATTCAACCAATTGCGGAATAAATTTTCCTTTATAAGGATGCAACCGGTGAACATGCTTTGTTGTGTCTGCTTCTTTTAAGTTATCAAATGAAAGTGCCCAGTTTAAATCATCACCGAGTTTATTCTTCCATTCGATTTCTTTTCTGCCATAGTGAGATTTATAGTATTTTTCCAAATCCTTAATAGATACTAAAATGTTCCCGTTATCACCGATTTTCGGTATTCTTCCGTAATTAATAAGATATGCAATGTTTGAAGTAGTTACATTTTTATTTAAAAATGAACTTGCCCATCTGCTAGCTTCTTTAAGAGATAATAAATCTGAATCCATAGTATTTAAAATTAAACATATTTTATAAAATATAATAAGAAATAATTAATCATTTTTAATGCTTTTCCGAAAAATAAAAAAATCGGGGTTTCAGGAATATCAATATATAAGTTTCGGAGGAATAAATACCATATTTTTGTATGGAAAGGAAATTTTCAGAAATTTAAAAATATGGTATATGAGAAAACTAAAATTGTTCAGCGAAGCTACTAAAAAGTATTTCAGACAACTTGGTGGGATTGTATCCGGGAGTACTCCGGCGAGGCAAAGCATAGGAACGTTTTTCGGAGGAGCAAAGAATATAGGCTTTGATGTCTATAAGGGGTTCGGATATGCATGCATAAATTCGCGTGCGGAAAATATTTCAAAAGCAAAAATATATCTTTATGATGACCGCGAAGGCAGAAATGATAAGGAAATTCTTAAGCATAGCTTTCTCGACCTGATAAATAAACCGAATGCAAAAAATCAGACTTTCCGCGAGATACTTTTCAGAATATCCGCAAGCCTTGACCTATATGGCAATGCATATCTTTTTATACATCGTGGAGTCGGCGGAAAACCAATCGGTATGTATCTGCTGCCTTCAAAGTATGTAGAGATAAAACTGAATCAGGCGGGCACTGAGGTGGAATCCTATATCTATTTTAATGGCGCAAAGCAGACTGAATACAGGAAAAATGATATAATACATTTTATGATTCCTGACCCGGACTGCAATTATAAAGGCAAAGCAACTATAGACGGATTTAATCTGACTTTGGAAATTGATTATCTGCAGAATTTGTATCAGAGAAATTTCTATAAAAATGACGCTTCGCCGGGAATGGTAATTGAAGTGGAAAGAGAAATGATGGATGCGGAATTTGAAAGGTTCAGGGATAAATTCCGTGCGTTATACGAAGGAGCACTGAATACCGGTAAGGCACTTTTTCTGGACAGCGGAGCCAAAGCAAAGCCATTTCAGTCGCAACCAAAGGATGTAGAAATTCTTAAAGCGCGGGAATGGATAAGGGATGAGATAATGTCAATTTTCAGAGTGCCGAAAATTATACTCGGAATTACAAATGATGTTAATCGTGCTAATGCTGTTCAGCAACTGAGGACATTCAATGATAATGTAATCAAACCATTTGCAAAGCTTACAATTGAAAGTAAATTCAATTCATTTTTACAGGAAAATTATCCGGGAGAAAATCTGAGGTTGTCAATGGAATATGATTTTGAAAATGACAGGGACCTACAACTGCGAGCTTATGAACTTTATATGAAGTACGGGATAACGACAATCGATGAAATAAGGGAATTAGAAGGCTTTCAAAAAATTAACGGAGATAAAAAATGAAAGAGTACATCAAAAAAGAGATTTCCGAACTCGGGGACATCAAAGTGACAGATGATAAAGAAAGAACGATTATTCACTTTATCAGTACAGTTACACCGGATGTTTACGGCGACATAGTTCATCCGGAAGGAATGGACAGCACGGATTTTGAAAAAAATCCCGTAGTGCTTTTTGCGCACAACTCGGGTTCGCTTACAGTCGGTAAAAACCTCTGGCTGAAAAAAGTTAAAAACGGAGTTATCGCAAAAACAAAATTTGCCGATACTGAGCTCGGAAGGGAGCTATATAGATTGAATGCCGAAGGATATATGAATTCTTGGTCAATCGGATTTATTATACCTGAGGGTGGCACAAAATTTATCGACGGATACAGGCACATAAATAAATGGAAACTGCTGGAATATTCAAGCGTTGCACTACCTGCAAATCCCGATGCACTGAACCTGATAATGAAAAATATCAGGACCGAAGAGATAAAAAATATTTTTAATGAAAACGCAGAAATAAATTCAAAAATAAAAACTCAAAATAAGGAGACAACAATGGAGGAAACAGAAAAAACTTCTGCAGAATCTGCTGCGGAAATCAAGATGGAAGAAGCCATCACGAAGTATGTCGAGCCAAGAATACAAAAGGCAATCGACGAAATAAATAAAAATATGCCGGGGATACCGAAGGAAAATTTCACTTCCGATGAAAACTGTAAGGACAAAAAAATTCAGGACGGCAGAAACTTTCTGAAGTCTATAATTTACAGAGACCCTGCAATAATGCCGGCAAACTATAAGGGTAACTGGCTTAATGAGACTGCCGGAATGGAAGGCGCATATCTTGTACCACAGGAATGGTATAACAGGATAATGAGCAATGTGCAGGAGTCCAGTGTAATAAGGCGGAATGCCACAGTAATCAGAGCCGAATCCAAAGACCTATTGATACCGAAACTTTCAACTCTGCCGACTTTTTCATTCGTAAATGAAGGAACGGCAAAGCCTGTAAGCAATCCCGCATTTTCACAAGTAAAGTTATCACGGAAAGACGGCGGATTTATAGTATTACTTTCAAGGCAGCTGATTGAGGACAATGCATTTGATATAATGGGCTTTGTAAGCGAAATGGCATCGAAGGTAATCAGTAATACAATTGATGAAGCGGGCTTTAAAGGCCTCGGCGGTATAAAAGGCTTGCTGGATGCGGATAGCGGTGCAACTGTGGTATTCCTTACAGGAGGACTTTCCGGATTCAACTATGATGCATTAATAAATTGCATCGGAGCAGTCCCGAGTGAAAGCCTTCCATCAGCTAAATGGTATATGCACAGAAGCACACTTGCACAGATAAGAAAAATGAGATACGGGGAAAATCAGGAATATGTGCTTGATTCAAACGACAGAAAACAGAATACAATTGAGGGGTATTCGATTGAACTAACTGACCATTGCTATGATTTTCAGTCCGGCAGTACCTCAAACGCAATTCTTGCTTTTGGAGACCTGAAACAAATGGTACTTATGGAAAGGGAAGGAATTTCGATGAGCGTAAGTGATGCGGCAACTATTAATGTAGGCGGGACACAGATAAATCTCTGGCAGCAGGGATTAATCGGGCTGAACTTCGGAATCAGCTTTGATATCAATTTTGTGTATCCGGAATCAATGGCAATTGCAGTTGCAGAAATTTAAAAAAAAGAAGGGAGGAAAAAATGCTTTCATCTCCGAAAACTACGATAGGCGGAATATTAGTCGCTATAGGGTCGGCACTGATTTCCGTAGCACCGGGCGGCGATTTAGGGTGGTTGCATTATATCGGGCAGATACTTATCGGTATCGGTTCATTAATGCTCGGAATAAATGCAAAGGATAATCCTTAATTGACGGGAGGAAGATAGAAAAGCCGGATGCCTTAAAACGGGGCATCCGGCAATTTTTAAAAAAGAAAAATTTTATTGTTATGCAGACTAAATATCTTATCAGAAAAAATATTGTGCTGAACGGAAAAAAATTTTTTGCAGGGGATACAACAGAAGTTGATGAAAAAATTGCAAAAAAATTTCCGAAAATATTTGAACCATTAATTCACAATTATAAAAAAAATAAAAAAAAGAAAAATGATAGAACTGGCAGACTTAAAAGAATATCTGAAAATAAGCGATAATGCCTCTGACGGCTTCCTTCTGAAGTGCATAGATTATACTACGGAAAGACTCAGTGCAATGTGCGGCAGGGAGCTGAGATACGGAGTAAAATATGATGTGCTTGACGGCAGAGAGCAGGTGCTTTTTAAATTGAACACATTTCCTGTAGAAAAAATCATTTACATACATTACAGGGATGAAAATTCAGAAAGCAATAATACGCATGAACTTTTTAATAAAGATTTATTCAACGGTGAACCGCCTGAGGACAATCTTTATCTGAATAATGAGCGCGGAGAAGTGTATCTGCTGAACGGACTTTTCCTTCCTGAAGGAATTAAGAATATAGAAATAAAATATTACGCAGGATATACGGTGAATGCACCGATAGAGATTAACGAAACTCCGCTGGACCTGAAAAGCGTATGCCTGATGGCAAGTGCGGAATTCTATCTGAAGAGCAATAAAGGAGACGGCAGACTGGGTTTGAGTTCACGACATCAATCTGAAAACGGAATTTTAATTCAGGAGAATTTCAAAGATGAAGATTATTCTTCAATTTTAAAAAGATATAAGGATATGCGGGTATGAGTAGGATAATTTTAAATACGGATTATTTATTCGACGGAGACGCTAACAGCCCATATCTTAATAAAAACCATGAGCCGTCGGACTTTAAAAGAGATATGAAAAATATCAGAGAACTTATTATCCATTGTACAGCTACAGACAGTAAGGCTTTTGAAAATCCTGCAGCTCTGATTAATTATGATATTCATCCGAATCATATCAGCAGAAAAGGATGTCCCTTTGCCACTTATCACTTTTACGTTAATAAGGCAGGCGATATCTTTCAACTAGTAGACATGAAATACTATTGCTGGCATACAAAAGGGCATAATCAGTATTCACTTGCGGTATGCATAAATCATGCAGGAATAAAAGACAATGTAACGGAGAAGCAATATAGTTCGCTGATAGAATGCATCATATATATCTTTGATTACCTCGGATGGGAAATCTCTGAAGAGTCATTAAGCTCAAGACTGCATTTCCACAGGGAATATGCAAGGAAATTATGTCCGGGAAGGATTGACAAATTAAAACTTATCGGAGATATTGCAAGGGACCACGATATTTTTCGCTGGGAAACCATTTTATTTTTCGTTTTATTTTGTTTAAGTTATTGTTTTTGGTGATGAGATGTGAGGGAAAAATATAGGGATTTTTGGAGGGGAAATTGGGATAAAAAAGTGTGGTAAATTGAGGGGGAATGAGAGGGAAAAGACAGGACGCCTAATTTAATTTTAGGCGTCCTTTTTTTGGAAGCATTGAGGGGGGAAAATCAGTTAATCAAGACAGCAGACAGATTAAAATTATATTAATTGAGACGGACAGCTCGTATTGAAATATTTGTAAGACTAATACGTAAACCACTTTGAGAATGACCGACGAATACAAGAGTAAGCTGGTCATCGATTCTGGAGATATAAGTCAGAGAGGCAGGGAAGACTTCACCTGAGGGACAGTCAAAATGACGATAAAAAGTGTGAGACTGCGAAGCTGCAACAGGGTAGCCAGGTTGACTTAAAGTTAAATTATATGATTCTTCATTGTCTCCAGATCTGCTTATGTTATATTTGTCGAAAGTAATTTCATAGTTTATAATATAAAGGTATGTGCCGTGAAGTGAGGGCGGATCAATAGTCAATATAAAAGGATCATTAATCGGGGTGGTATTATCGCTACTATATATATCGTATGTGCCATTGAATAGTGCAATATCTTTGGAGAATAATTCGACGCCGTTACGTGTGGATTGATAATGCGCTTCGAGGTCGTATATGTCCGGTGAATGATAGAAGTGAGGTTTTGTTATCGTATAAGAACGACGGGAAATTATATCATTTTGAATTGAGTCTCTGTAAAGAATAAGGTGCTGCGATAAAGTTGTATCCGGAAAAATATTGGGCAGAGAATTAAGCCCAGTTTTGGCGTCCCAGAAAAATTGAGATGTATTGAAGTCGAACAGGCGAGCGCCGAGCTCTCGATATATAGGTTTATTGAATTTGAATTTTGCTGTATCGGAATCATAGCGAATAATACCGCCGCCAATGCGCAAGGATGCGTCCTGAGCGGAGCAAGAAATGGCAAAAAGTGAAATAAAAAAAAGTAAAACGAATAATAGTTTAGTTTTCATTTTAATATATTTTAAAGTTTAAGAGAAATCTGTTGTAACGGATTCAAGCGAATTTATAAATCCTTTGTCCGTGCTTTGTAAATTGCATGAAATGTTGCTGAGACAATTCAAAAATATGTTGCCGCCGCCACTTGTGATAGTGGGATTGAATTCAGAGTCACCTACATTAATTAAACTGCAATCATTGAGGATGCAATTCGTAATCGTAAGAATGTAACCGGTGTCATCGTTAGTGACGCGGAAAGTTGAGTTATATGCGCGTAAAGATGTTAGCGAATAATTACCGAGATATGTAAAAGACAGATTGCGGATACGGGTGTTAGAGTTGCCGCCGGTTATAGTGCCGGTTACGAGAGGCTTTCCGAATATACCGGTGAGATGGATAAACGGCTGGAGCGTGATGTCTTCAGTATAACCGCCGGGGAAAATGAGAATATTAAATTCGTTTGCAGCGGACGGCGTCTTTGTTTTGGCATAATTGATTGCTCCCTGAATAGTGATATATTTTCTGCCCGGTGTATTTGCAGTCAAAGATGAATCTACAATCAAAATGTTACTCGGAAAATGAAAATAATTATTCCCGACAAAAGAATTTACACCGAGTATAAGACCGACTGAAGCGAAGTCGGCCGGATCAGTATTTCCGTCTTGTGCCGGAGCGCCTTTAAGTCTTTTCCCGCTCATTGACACATCGCCGGTGAATGCACCGCCGGCTTTTGGCATCATCGCATCAAGCTGGGATTTATTGACAGCGTCCTTTGAAGCGGTTCCATCAGCGAGGTTGACTATTTTGTGAGCGGTGGCATCCAGATCGGTAACGATTTCGGAGATGCGGCCGCCAAAGAAACGTCCATCATCTGAGCCGTTATCCCAGGTGGTATCTTCCGTGTCATTGACGTATAATTTATAGCGGGCATAAGGAACGTCATCGAATGCATAGACACCGGACAGACCGGTAACGGGTACTGCGGTTTGAAAGTCAATGAAACCAGTATCGGTATATTTTTTAAGTTTGACGGTGAGTCCGGAGATGCCGGCACCGGTTGAGAGGTCGCGAATTACAATTGTTGATTTAGCCATGGTATAAAAATTTAAAATTCAAAATAAGTTTCTGCTGAAATAGCAGGGATAAAATTCGTATCTGCAATTTGAAGTTCGGAAATGCGATTTGCATTTACAAACGTGATAACGAATCCCTGATTATAAGTATTGTCTTTGCCTCCGTAATCGTGAGCGGTGAATATTTCAGTTTTATCTTCGGATATATGCACGGGGAAACTGCGCCAGAATAAATCTTTGTGCGGCATTAAAATAATCTGAGCACCGCGGGCATTTGCGCTGATAATATTTTTATATTTCAAAAGGTCGTCTGCCTCGGCGAATGCGGAGTAATCAAGAATCCATTCATAGTCATAATGAGAAACGAATTTCTTTTTCGAGCCATCAACTATTTTTACGATGTCTCCGATTTCGGTATAATACTCTTTTAGAGTTTGAATATTACCGGAGAAATCGAACGTTTTTATGATGCCGTTTTCAATAACAAGAACACGCGGATTATCAAAGCCATTTACAAACTTTTTCATATTTCAATGCCGGTTAATTTTGTAGAATTTTTCATTAAGTTTTTTGTGATAGTCATCGGACGGAAATAGATATAATTTTCATTGTCATATTTAAGTTTATAGAGGTACGCCATGCGGTAATCAATTCCGTAGAGTTCGCATTCAACGCGCTGCTTTACTTTTGAGCGATTTGAAAGAATCCATTTACCAATTCTATTCTCTATGAATTCATAGTCATTGTCTATTTGCGGATCATTTACACCATTTAAAACAGGATAAAGTGAATTGTTAGTTGGATTTAAAATATAAACACACGTACCGGAAATATTTTCATGCTGATATGTACCAATATTAGTATCATAAGTTAGCACATCCTGAGGATTTAAAATTTCTCCATTGTCATTACGTCTTATATTACCTATTTCAAATGTCCATTTTCCGTTCCAATGATTATTAACTATTACACCGGATATAGAATCAAGATGTGTAAAAATATCAAATTTAATTAATGTATCTTTTAATTCTTGAGCATTAAATTTGTCTGCACCGAATCGCTTAATGAAATATATTTTGCCATAATCTTCGACACCTATTATTGCACCAAATTCAAGAGCTATTTGCCTGATAACATCCTGACAATTTTGCGCAAGCCTATCTTCACCAAAGAAATTCATTGAATCAAAATGAAATCGTGTATCAAAGAATGATTGCACATTCGACCAATCGGAATAATAAATATTTGGAACTACATTTGACAATTCACCCTTGAATTTCCAATCATGCTGCACAAAAATTCCATAAGAGCCATATTCAATCTCATTCAAATAATGATATAGATTAAACCAAGGAAAATCCGGCCATATTTGTTTAAATATACCATACAATAATCTTGTGCATTCTGCAACTTGATATTCATTTAACGTGCCGTGATTATCGATATAATGAATTGAACGTGAAAGCGTATAATCTTTTAATAATGAGGATAAACAGACACCTTCAAATTCAAGTGTACGAGATGAATCATGATAGACGAGTGTTAGCGGATCTATAAAACCTTTGAATTTAAGATTGCTATTAAGATAAATTTCAATACCACCAAAAAGAGGTCTGTTATATATTGGATTATCGATTTTAGTAAATCTATCGAGTGAATGTTTGAGAATATTATAATTTTTCTTATCGTAATCATCAAATATGAGTTTGACGGTATTGGGATAATAATATAAAATATCATCTTGATCTTCATAGCCATAATTTAATTCAATATCTTTAATAACGTCACACGATAATGTATTTATAACAGATTCATTTGAATAAGTGATTTTAATGCCGAGTTTACCCGTTGAAATTTGATATTCGCGTTCGTAATTGATGATAGCCATTAATATTTACCCCTTACTGAATCAATTTTATTTTGACGCGCTAAAATTAATTTAAGATTTGAACCTTTGATTTCGGTTTCGGAGATAAAAGGTACCTGAACGATTTGGTACGGAACGCGAGCCGGAGCGGAGACGATGCCGCCGGAATGGAAAATGCCGAGGCGGTTGAGTGCGGCGCGGCCGTTGAGGAAATTGAAGAAGCCGGGACCGAAAGCGGCTGAGAGCTGCTGCATACGCGGGCGTGAGATGATGCCTTCACCTTCCTGAGCGATGATAGGGATGTCCGCACCGGATGCGCCGGACAGGATACCGCCATCGTGGAAAATCGGAGCGGCTGCTGCGGCGGTGGAAGCGGCGGAACTGAATAAATTGATGATTGTTTTAATTAAGGAAATGGATTCCATCACGGCTTTGATAATCTGAGTATATTCGAGTGCTTTTTGGAAAGCGTTTGCAACGGATTCACCAGCTTTGCCGAAAATTCGTGAGATAGTTTGAGCGTTATTCATGAGTTTGGAGAATGAATCCTCCAGTAACTGGGTTTGCTTTTCATCCTGCTCTTTGGAAAGGGCGTCGTGGTCTTTTTTGAGTTTTTTTTCACGTTCTATTTTTAATGCGTCTATGTTCTCTGCTTCTTTTTCGGACTTGGCAGCTTTACGTTTTTCGTCAAGGTTTTTCATTTCCTTTGCAAATTCGAGGTCAAGCATGGTATTGCGGCGGGTGAATTCGTCGTCTATATTTTCTACTCGAGCCTGAACAAGGTCGGCGAAGGTGTCAAACTGAGATTTTTGGATTTCAAGAATGGCTTTTTCATTTTCCTTAATTTCGTTTTGGAGCTGAATTTTAAGTTTGAGATTTTTTTCCGAATTCAGGTCGATGGAATTCGATTTTTCTTTCAGGGAAATGATAAACTTTTCATAGTCGGCTTCGGTGAGCTTTTCTTTGTTGAGCTCTTTAATGAGTTTGAGCGCGTTGATATATTCAGTGGTTTCATCGAGAGGCTTATAGCGTTTATCTTTGCTGCCGTATTGCTCATACCAGTCCATGCGTTCCTGAGCAAACTGTTTTGCGAGTTTATCCGGATCGTTGTCATCAGGCGAGCCCTGCGCGAAAAGCTTTTTATAAGCAAGACCGGATTCTTCCATCGCATCGAGAATAGTATCGCGATATTTGACAAGAGAAAGAACCTGATCGTCTGTGAGATTGGTTTGGCTTTTTATTTTATCATTTATTTCGGAAAGAACATCAGAGAAACTCAAACCGGATTCGGATAAAGCGGATTGAAATTCATCGGCGGTATAATAGATGTTAATGAGTTTTTCCCAGGATTTAATCTGTTCTTCGACTTCATCTTTTTCCTGTTTTGAAGTGGAATGAGATGAGCGGGAAACTTTTGGAGCACTGGTTTTGAAACTCATTTTATCTATTTCTTTCTGAATATCGTCAGACTGCTTTTTCAGGTCTTTTCTTACAGACTCGACAGGTTCATTTTTAAACTTTGTATCAATATCCGTCTTTTGCTTTTCGAGTTTTGAGATAGTGGGGCGTGTATCTTCCGGACCGGCAGTCGTCTGCATTTTCTTTTTTACGAGGTCAATAGCATTTGCGACCTGATTCCAGTTATATACGGCTGTGCCAGTCTGCTGAGATAATTGGTTAAAGAAGTTAAATGAGGCAGCGGATGCAAGACCGAGATTATATTTCAACTGCATAACAAGTTTATTAATATCGTCTGTTTTTGCAGCGGTATTAATAAAATCATCGAAATTTTTTGTAACGGTGGCTTGAATGCCGGACATATCACCGAGTGTGCCATCAACTTCAGTAAGTTTAACGCGGAGCTCTTCAACAGATTCAAAAGTTGTGCTGGAAAATCCCTGTCTGGATGTAACAGTTGTAGTTCTGCCACCTTTGGCGATTGCATCATTTAATTCTGTTTGTTCTTTTTTCAGCTGATTAATAACTTGCAGCTGGTCCTTGTACTGATTTACAGTATCGGAGATGCCTTTAACAATTTGTGCATTGCGTGCATCCTGCTGAATCTGCAATTTTTCTTTTTCGGAAGATATAAGATTTTCAACGACGTCTTTATTTTCGGAAAGTTTGCCGGTGTACTGGTCAACATTGGACATTATGGACGGGAAGACAGCGGAGATACGGCCGAGCGTGGCTTCGTATTGAGTATGTTCCGCGTTTGAAAGCGCGGTATTATTTGCAAGCTGGGACTGTACGGCTTCGAGGTCGGAGATATGAGATTTAGTTTCAGAAATTTTTGTATTATAATCGTCGATTGTACTTTTGATAGAATCAACTTTAGATTTATATTCATCAACGGATTTAGATGCTTCGCCGATGCCCTGCGCGATAAGGAGACCGCCGGCGGCGATTGCTCCGAGAATCACGGTAAGACCGCCGGACGCAAAGGCAGCAGATACGGCTGTGGCTTTCAATTTCATATCCACTGCAACAAGTGCAGCTGTGAGAAGAGTCAGAGCTCCTACAACTATTTTAACCGGAGCGGGGAATATCTGCATCAGAGCCAGCATTAGGGAAAAGGCTTTGATCGGAGCGGGCATAGAACCATTTAGCAATTTAATTGCCACGGCTACAGAAGTAACAGCGACAACAGTGTCTCTTATTGGCTGAGGAAAAGAATTTAAAATATTGATAGATTTACCAAATAAAGTGATCATTGGAGAAAAAGCACTCAGCATAGCCCCGGCTGATATTTTAATATCATTTAATTCCTTGTCGAATTTAACAAAAGCGCCTTGTTCGGAATTTATTAATTTATTAGCGTCACCGAGCTGCCCGGTAGTTTCACGCATAATGCCGTTAAATATAGCCATGCGGACACCGGCATCAGAGCCGGCATTCATCATGTCCTGAGCGGAGTAACCTGCTTCCTGCAGCATAACTGAAAGATTCTTAGTGACACCGGCATTGTCAACGAGGATAGAATTGCCGTTCTTGATTCCTTCGGTAGAGCCCCGGACTGCTTCACCGAAACTGAGTGAGCCCTGACGAGCGAACGCGGCTGAATCACCAAGTCGTTTCAAAACTTCAACAGATTGTTCAAGCGTGAAATTAGCGGCAAGAAGATTTTTAATTGAAGTTGCTGCATCGGAGACAGAGAGTAATCCATTTTTAACAAGATCAAGATTAGTAATTGTATTATTAGCAATGCCCGGATCTATGCCTTTGAATGATGCGATTGACTGAAGACCAAGCTGCGCATTAGAAAAATCCTGATATGCTTTAATAGCATCACCTACGGTGCTTTTTAAAGCGGAGAAAATATTTCTTAAACCTTCAATTGCAAAACCGGAATCCTGCACTCTATTTTTAAATGAAACTAATTGACCTGATGAAGCGTTTAAGGATTTAGAAGCAGAATCAACAGATGAGGCGGCGTCTTTTGCACGTTCGGACAATTTAGACAGGTCGGCAACAGGAGCACCAATATTGATTTTCGGGTCAAGTTTGAGGAATTCCTGACCTTGCTTGGAAAATAACTTTAGAGCGTTTAGTACCGCAGAAAGGTTATTGAAATCCTGAAGATTTAAGACTATATTTAATTGTAAATCACCTATTGACTGCATAATATCAAATAAATTGGAATGGAAATTATAGAAACAATATTAGCGTACATCTTTTTAATAGCAATAATTATTATTGAAGTCCTTATGCTTTTATTCGATAAATCGATGTGGAAAGACAGAGGGGAATAACTTTTTAATTTCATCACTGATTTTCCTCCATAATTTTTTTATTAGCGAACCACTCCATAAAATTTCTTTTTGCTTTCAGGACTGAAAGCTTCTGAGCATCTTCAAGAGGCATATCGAGAACATAATTAAGTTTCGCGGCATCGCCATCTGCGAGGTCGAACGCTGTGCCAAGCGGCGTTGTGTTAAAAATATCAGGGTTATATTTTTCACATTCCGAACGAAACATAATTATATCAATGTCTTTGTTATTCCACCCAATGAGCCTGCAAAAGTTTTCAACAGCTTCATCAATGCGGGATTTAGCATAAAAAAATCGGAGATTATCTCCTGGATTGTATCATTAGTCAGATCGAGGATGTCGTCATCGGATAATTCAAAAGGTTTAACGGGGTCAGGATTATCGAGGTCAAGAATAATCCGGATAATTTGAGAAAGGATATTTGATTTAAACAGGAGGTTTACTATTTCAGCAATAGTCATAGAACTAATATCGGAAAGATCTTTCAGACCGACGGAAGAGATTGCTTCAAAGATTTTCTGGTCTTTGCGAAGCGTTAAAGGCTTTTGGGAAAAACTATAGCCTTTGATGAAGTAAGTTTTGAATTTTTTATCTGATTCCATGCATATAATTTTAAAATTTATAGAACGAGGGCGGGATATTAAACGGTTAAATAGCCGTTTGAGAGCCCGCCCTAATTAGATTATTCTTCGGCTACGATGTAGAACGGATTTGCATTACTTATTGGCGTAGATGAGAGGAAACCCATGGAAGCCGGGAAGTCCGTTGACGGTGCGCAGGTGAACGCCGCATCCTGCGGAGAAATTAAAATTTCTACAGCGATGGACTGGTGTTTGGCGCCTGCCAATTCAATATCGTAGGTTGAAACGATTTCCGCCTGCGGAAAGAAATAAGCCTGCTTTTTACCACCCTGAGAACCATTATCGATGATAAGTTTAAAGGTCTTATCATGCAAGGCATCAATGCGGTCAAGAACGGATTTATTATCCTGAGCGAGAACGACGGAGACGGTACATTCACGAGAGCCGCGTCGCTTAAGGACATTACCGGACATCAAGGTAATGGATTCAATGTTTTCTTTTAGTGAAAGTTTTGCAGACATTTCCTCACCGAGATTTTCATGGTCAGTGCTACCGTCTTTAAGCCAAATACCGACGCTGTTGAATCGTATTGTAGTTCTGTCTTTTCTGTTAGTAATAGACATTTTAGATTATGATTAAGTTTATAAAATTATTTTAAAGAAGTTGCAAAATCCGAAAGCATTGCATCTTTGGATTTGAAAATTTTGCCAAGCCATTGCTGTGAGTTTCCCTGATGCATCACATAATAATGCACTGAAGATATAACGGATTTACCATCGCTCGATAGTTCGTCATTTTGCACTTTGCGAGTGATGACAGATGAGGTCGGGACTTCATTAATAAGGATTATGCAATTGTCACCGACGTTAAATGTTTCTTTTGAATTAGGCATATCAAATTATTTTTCGTTTTTAAAAAAAGTTTATTTAAAAAAAATTATTCCGAGAACTATCCCGATTGCTGCGCCGGCAAGACTATAGAGAGGCGGCTCATACCACTTGCGATTATCAATTATAGTCGTGATGGGAGTAGATTCGAGATGTTGAATTTGAGATTCTTTCAAGCGGATTATATCACGACAGTTTATAAGTTGCTGTTCAGATGAATTTACCCGTTCATTAAGCAGTGAATCGGAAATACGATATGAAATAATATTATTGAGCAAAGATTGATTTTCACGAATTAGCATTTCAATTTTTTTCACCTGTTCCGATGTAAACTTATAAGATGAATCCGCAGGAATATTATTCATCCGGATTCCAGCTATTGAGGAACTCAATGACATGAGAATAAGCAGAATCGGCAGGAGAAACTTTAATAATTTCATAATCTTTAGTTAAAATTTTTTGGTTAAGTTTACGTTCAAAATTCCGGGAGTTAATTTTTTCAGTTGAAATTTGTTTATTATGCTCTATTACATCATCAGCTTTATTAAATGAATCAATTTTGGTTTCGATAACGGAATCACGATATAAGAAAGCAGGAGGCGTCGCCTGTTTATTACAAGAGCGCATAATTAACAGGCAGATAATTATTAGCAACAATAGAATAATAGCGGCAATAATTATTTTAATTTTATTGCTCATCCGGATTATCCTTTCCTGAACCGAGAATGTCTTCAAGGTCAACTGCATCGATTAAAACAACAGGAATATTAGATTTATTAGAGCAACCGGTTATGAGAGGGCGAAAAACTTTTTGATAAGCATCATCGCTGTTAAATATAGTGCAACCGAGACTTGAATTATAAGCACCGTTAGCATTATGGATATTTATGCCAATATGTCCGGCAATGGAAGTAAAATCATCAGAAGGATTCAAGTCAATTAAATCACCTTTTGAATTTGTGCGATAATACCATGTGCCAAACCCATAATCAGAACGGATACAGGGACGGTTAGAATCGCCGCGGTGAGGACCGACATTACCGCGATATATCTGAGCGGCACTATGTGCAATGCCGGGCTTAGTGGTACAGGGGTCGCAAGTAGTATCAAACATAAAATCCTGAATTGACTTTTGATTGTCAACAATTTTCATAAGTACAAGAAGGTCATTATTCCTTAGTTGGTCATTGAACGAAATCGACTCATTACAGCGGAACTGAAATATGGCTATTTCATGCATGCTATTCGGGAATACAACCGAGGGCTCGATTTTCTTTTTAGTAAGCCAAGAACTATATTTATCAAATAGCATTTTATAGTCGCTATAAGAATAAGTATCTAACAACTCTTTTATCTTATCCCTATTCATTTTGATTCTAATTTAGTTTCGGAAGATGAACCGGATTTTACTTCTGCGAAATATTGAGTTACTTTAAGACCTACAACACCGAGGACAAAGCCGACAATTGACCAAGCCGGAGTAAAATCAATATTTGCCCAGATATGCTTTTGCCAGTCGATTATGAAACTAACTACCGTAAGGAATGCAAGCAAACGAGAGTTAGAGAACTGACCATTATCTTCCTGAAGGAACTGAAAAATTTTCATTTTGGCGATATTGAAAGTTTATTAAAATCTTCAAGTGATTGTAATCGTTTATCCTGCGAATTATTTTCAAGCCTGACTTCTTTTAATTCGGTGCGGACTTCTTTCAATGAATCATTGATTGAATTCAATTTATCAACCATAAGCCAGCCAAGGATAGAAAAAAGTATACCGAAAGCAAAAAGTGCGAGCGTAAGAGATTTAGAATGTTTATCCATAATCATTTTATTTAAATATGTAGGGGAGAAATCAAGGAGGTAAGAAATCTCCCCTGCTATCATCGTTTATAAATCTATTTTAATTTAACAACTACTGCGAAATCGTTATCGTCAAGTGCAAACGCAGCATGTGAAACTACATCAATGTCATCCTGCAAAAGAGTTCCATTCCAAGCTTCTTTTGTTTCAGCAGTATGGCTGATTATAGAAGCAAGTCCAGGACCATAAATGCCAACGATATTATCTTTGCCTGCAATCTGAGGAACAAGACCACTTATGAACACGTTCATTCCCCAGACGTTAAGGAATTTACCTGATTCAAATACTTTAAGATTGAATGCGGCAGCCTGCTTGAATACATCAATATCCATTAATTGGTCTTCAAGTTCAGCAGAAACGCAGAGCACAAGTCCGTCCTGGTCAATGGGAACTCCGAGTTTGTGAAATCTCTTTTTGACAGCAATGATGTCCTTAAATGCGAGAACACCGGTTGCAGCAGTTTCTAATATATTTGATGTTGCCTGAGCAGCAGTTATGAAGTCTGTATCCCATGCTTTCGTAAGCACTTTAGCAGCGGAGATAGAGAACTCATTAAGGAGTGTTCTGTTTGATTCAAATTGTCCGGCGAGTTCATCTTTAATAGGAATTGCATATATATCGAGGTTAGTATCAACCATGATAACATTTGATTTTGTTCCTTTTCTATCGGGTGAATCTGAAGCAGTCCCGGTATTTTTTTTAACAACCAGGTTCGGGAGTTTAGGACGACGCACAGTGGTCGCACCGGCTTTGCAGAGTGAATCATAACTGCGATTGCCATATTGGAAAATCCCCTGTGCTTCGATAGCTCTTGCGATAACGGTTTGTGCTACTACTATTTTATTGTAAGGCATATTAATAAATTTAAATTTTTATTCTAAAGCAAGGACTTCAAGTTCCTTGTCGGTAAATTGTTTCATTAAGTTCGGATCTCTTGTTATTTCGGCAAATGTATATTTAGTACCATCAGGCTTTGTGAATTTTTTATTCTTAAGGTCAGGAGATGGACCATCTTTAATCTGAGGATCCGTGGAAAGCAATCCATTAGCGGGCGTAACGTCAACGAGTTTTTTAAATCCTGCATAGTCAGACTTAGCATAGCCAATAAGGAATTCTTTTTGAGCCGGGACAAATTTACCTGAAGCGATTGCGGAATCAACTTCCTGAGTGTAAAGCTGAGCTTCGAGCTCTTCAATTCGTTTATTCAAAGGTGTTACTTTTCCTTCGAGGATTTTGGAAAAGTCCTCAGGTGCTGAGGAACTTAGAAGCTCTTTAATTTTTGCATTAATAGCATCGGCAAGGGCTTTATCATCCTGAATATTTGATGTATCCAGACCTAAAGCAGAAGCAACGCTTAAAAGGTTTTCATTCATTTGTATGAAATTTATATTAAAGAAAATTTTTGTTTGACAATCTTTATTGAATTTATGTTCTGAGCCGTCAGCTGATTTATTAAAATCATCAGGTAGATTCAAAGGTTCAAGTCCATCGACAGCGGGACGATTCGTCAGTGCGACTGCGTGGAGATATAGAGTTTTTTTGCCATTTAAAAGATAATAAGCAAGTTCGACGGAGACGAACTTAAAAAGTTTACGAGAGATAAAATCTTTCAGCTCGTTTGAAATATCAGCAAACTCACCATATAATTTATTGCCAATTACGATAAGTGATTGAATCCAGGCGAATGCACGGGGTTCAAATTCACCAATGAATGTATCTTCCGGATTAATATGTCCCCGCCAAATCGGGGCAGAGTGGAAATCCGTATTATACGCGGCTGCAACTGCTTTAAGCATCGGAACAGAGATAGAGCCCTGCGGATACTGTCCTGCGGTGAAGAGATGTTGATATGTTTTTCCGTTTATGGTTATCATGTTTTATTAAATTTGCAATAAACATAAAAAGATTGAGAAATACATGCAAATGATTTGAGTCCATATATTATAGGAGATAGGTAATATATAATATCTGGACGGGATGGAATTGAAAAAGAAAACGGTTCAAACGATTTTAAATGCAATAAATTAAAAGCAGAAATAAAAAAACATGCTGAAAGAGATACTCGAAAAATTAGAAGAAGTGATACAGACGGAACATCCAGAGATATATGTGCGGAGGTATAAGGGAGAATTTGAAGAGGGGGCAGATTGGAATCCGGATTTTCCATGCTTTTTATATCGTTTGACAAAAGCAGGCAAGGCGATAACAGGAATGACAGGAGCATCATTGATAAATGAAGCAAGAATAACAGCGTATATTGCGGATAGAGATATGAACAGTCCTGCGGCACTGAATGTGATTGAAGATATGATTGAACTGGATGGGCTTGAGATTGAAATAGGAGCCGGTAAATATTGCAAAATAAAAATGGATGAGGAGAATGGATTTGGATTTCATGGATATGGACCACAGGTAGAAGTTTACACGATGCACTTAATTGTGGAGTATTAAAAGTTGAATGAAAGTTAAATGAAAACGAAAAAAACGGCAAATGCGGAGCGGAAACGGCAATTTGAAACACAAAAACGGTGCAAAGAAGTGCAAAAAAGCGTTAAAAACCTCGTTTTTGGCTCTCAAACAAAAGGTTTTAAAAAAATAAGAGTTGAATGAGAGTTGAATAGAGTTGAAAAGAGTTGAATGGAGTTGAATTTTAGGGGTAAAAAGTTGAATAAGAGTTGAATTGGAGTTGAATAGAGTTGAATTAGTTGAACTTTTTTTCAGGCATATAAGATTGAGGGTAAGAGAGAGATCGTGGCTCTACGGGGCTGTCAAGCGAAAATAGGTTTTTGAAAGAGCAGGAAAAATGAGGAAAAGGAGGAAATGAATGGGCAAAAGAGGGATGAGAGGAAAAAATTCGTGAAAACAAAAGTGTTGCAAAAGAAATTAAGATAAATATAAATGAAAATAAGGAACATATTTAAATCCGGAAAGATACAGGAAACAGGAAACACCACAACAAATGTGAATTTATCGGATATATCACAAGTACCTCAAGAGAATCCGCGTAACTTGCAGGGGTTGTATATTCAGGAGTTTTTTGATTTATCAAAGGAGAATCTATTTTTCTATATGGAGACGGCGAGAAAGGGAGTGAACTTTTGGAAAAGTTTACTTTTTGAAGAAATCCGGAGAAGCGATTCAGAAATAGGAGGTGTATGCCAGACCAGGAAATCAAGTGTAGCGAATAAAGAATATGAGATAAAATTTCCGGAACGCAGCAAAATATCAGATGTATATAAGGAATCAATAATTGATTTTTTAAATGAAATGTTTGAGGATGATAAACTAAACGTGCAGAACTTTTTTGGAGATGTGCTTGAGGCACAAATACAGGGAGTGAGCACGTTTGAAATTTTGTACGGAATTAAGAACGGAAAATATGTAATACAGAAACTAAAATACATTCAGAATCATCTGTTGTGTTACGACGATTTAGCGGATGAATACCATTACTTGCTGCCTGAAGCATCTGATGCAATGCAACTGAGATTAAAGGGAATGAATTTATGGGAGGATAGAATAAATCTTGACGGAATGTGCATAGAAGGAATTGATAAAAGGAAAATAATTGAAGTACACAGTTTGGACGGGAATGCGCAGAATGGATTTCAGAACGGATGCATTGATTCATTAATTTGGGCATTTCTTTGGAAGCATTACGGGCTGGCAGACTGGAGCACGTATGTGGAACGCTTTGCAACGCCGGCAATAGTTGCAAAGTATCCGGCGCTGATGGGAAAAGATGATAAACGGATATTAAAGGAAGCGGTAGAGAAATACGGGAAGTTATTTAAATTAATAATTCCGATCGGTGCGGAGATTAGTCAGTTAGGAGATTCGCAAAAATCACAGACAACTGAACTTTTTAAAAATTACACAGACTATTGGGACAGCAGAATTAATATAAGAGTGCTGGGGCAGACGCTTACAACGAATGCAGGAGATAAAGGTTCGTATGCACTTGGAAAGGTGCACAATGCAGTGAGAGAAGACCTTGCAGTGCTGGATATGATGCTTGTAAAAGTAACAATGAATGAACTTATCAGACGTATCATAGATTTGAATTTTGCCGGCGTAGATAAATATCCGTTATTTTCATTTAAGCAGGAAAAGGATGTTGACTATAAAAAATCGCGGTCCGAGATATTCAAGAATCTCGCGGCAAGCGGGTGGAGAGTAACCAAAGAGGATGTGGAGAAAGAATTTGATGTAAGCGTGGAGCCGGCTGTGAGCACTGCACCGGTACAGCAGCAGGGCGGGTACATAAATAAATTTATAAATGAATTTTTTGATAACGAAAAATAAAGTGGTAATGCGCGTATGACGCACAGACTTGGGAAAGGTTCTGCGATTAGGCGACCGATAAGGTAGTCAAGGGTTAAACATCGTGAAGAACGGGCCGAAAGGTGCCAGCGCTTATGCACTACCTTTCTCATTTTAAATTAAAAATAGCATTTAAAATGGCTTACTCAGACAAGACATATTTTTTGACAAAGATTAAGGAATCGGAACTATACAATTTATGTAAGGATTCGTCCGGAACGCCGCAGATGACATATTTAGACGGGGCAATTGCAACAGCGGATGAATTTATCGATTCATATTTAGCAAAAAGGATTAAAACACTTCCGCTTAATCCTGTACCACAAATGGTTAAGCAATGCAGTTATTTTGTTGCGATGTATTACCTGCATGAAAGAATACAATATCAGGATATACCACAGCGAATTAAAGATAACTATGATGTTGCAGTGAATTGGCTTAAGGCAGTGGCAGACGGTGGAGTGACGTTACCGATAGAGGAGACAGATGTGGACACGGGAGTATGGTTTGAGAGTTCGCCATTTAGATTTTAAAATAAATTAAATAAAAAATAAAAAGAGAGGAAAAAAAATGTTAAAAAATAAATGTAAAATATTAAATGTAATTTTTACAATTGCATTTTATATGATGTGCATGAGCGCTAAGGCACAACCTGCAAGATATTATTCGGAAGAAGAAATTGATTTATCGAGAGAAGGATTTGTATATAATATATCCGGTCAGGATACATTAAGAGCTGCAATAATAGATTATGACGTTCCGGACAACTATTATTTAGAAAGAATAAGTATTAGCAATACTCCGGTTTTGAATATATATTTACGTGCCGGCAATTTGCCAATACGATTGCAAATAGATTCAACTAATCCGAATGTAATGGTACAGCAATGCTTATACGATACAACAAATTGGAATACTATGTTAGAATTGCATTCATTTTTCAATACAAAAACAGATAGCAACTATTATAAAAAAATATATACATCATATGACTTTGATAATAATAGGCGAAACTATATCAATATTACTATAGTAAATGTACATACATTTTTCCCGGGACTAAATAAGATACATCTAATATTATATTTTAGAAGATATATCTGATGGATATAGGGCATATAAATATTGTATATAATATTTTGACGGAGGCGCTGAAGAAAGGATACGAGGCAGGACTGAAGAGTTTGCGAAATCCAAAGCGTGCACTAAAATATGCAAATGGTATAAATATAAATTGGACAGAAGCAGACAAATTAATGATGGATAGATTTAATATGGAGGCATTCCTTGTTGCAGGTGTAGGAAGTTATGAGCTGGAGGAGAAGCTAAAAGAACTCGCAGCAGCACGAATGAAAGGGCTAATAGATGCGACGGATTATGAAATTGGAGCCCGACGACTGATGATGGATTACGGTATTGGACTTGGAGAGCAGCCACCGAGCGGTTGGATACAGACAAATATAGACACTGCAATAACAGGTAGCGTGAATGCGGCGCGGTGGGTGAGACTTACAGACCCGACAATATCGAAAGTATATCCGGCGCTAATGTATAGGACACAAAGGGACGGACGAGTAAGACCTGAACATGCAGCGCTGGACGGAAAAGTATTTAGTAAAGATGATAGTGTATGGCAAACAATATACCCACCTAACGGGTGGCGGTGCAGATGTTACGTGGAGCCGCTGACATTGGACAGCGATAAAATGAAAGATTTAGAAAAGACAACATCTGATAAGAGAAAAGAATATACGGACTGCGTTCATGAGGACTTTAAGCATAACAGCGGAATGGATGGAAGCGTGTGGGGGCGGTGGCTGAAAATGAAACTGAAGGGAATGCCTGAAGCAGAGGTGAGCAAATTGAAAAAATTGGCACAACTATAAATGAGCGATACGAATAAAATATCAGAGAATATCAAAAAGATAGTGCAGCAGGTTAAATCCGATGCGCTTAAAGTGCTTGCTATAGAGGCGGAGCGAAGCATAAGGAAAAACTTTGATGAGGGCGGCAGACCGAAATGGACACCGAGAAAAAGAATAAGTAAAAGACAAAGAGGAACGAATATTTTAGTTATATCAGGTGCAATGAAAAATGTAATTGCAACGCAGGAAGGCGATAAGGTTGTAGTGCGGGTGAATCCGCTGGCACGGGAATATGCGGCGATACAAAATTTTGGTGGTGCGATAAATATGCCGGGGCGAAACATAAAATTCCGGGAGAAAAAAAATAAATACGGAAACACTGTAAGTGTATTTGCATCAAGCCGGCATAAAAGAATTTCAAAAGAAGTAACGAGTAAGCCGTATCAGATTAAAATTCCGGCACGTCCTTTTATGACAATACCGGAGCAGGATTATCAAAGAATTTTAAATGCAATTAAAAGCCAAATTAAACTATGATATTTGACAGAGAAAAAAACAAGTTAGTGATGAAGCTGAGGAAGCTGCGGGGAAAGATAGACAAAACGGAATACCTGCGTGAGAAAAAAAGAATTGCAGCTCAATATAAAGTGACCGAGCGGAGCGTGGAAAATTGGCTCAGTGCAAAAGTACCCGGGAAAAGAAAAAGCAGAAGCGATTCCGGAAAGGACAGAAAACCGGTTCGGAGCAAAGAGAAAAAAATAGTGAGTGAGCTGCTGTCATCAGGGGCACCGGTTGCGACGGTGAAAAAAATTGCAGAGGAAAAAACGGGCGGGAAAATATCAAACAGGAAACTGATTAAGATAAGAAAGAAAGTGGAAAAAGAGGAAGAGGTGGAAAAGGAGAAAAAGGTGGAAGAGGTGAAAAAGGTGGAAGAGGTGGAAAAGGATGAAGTGGAAGAAAGCAACTTTGGCGATGCTGCAAAGGAGATATTCAGGACACTTTTTGAATTAAATTTGATAGCACCGGACAGAGGCGTAAGCATGAAAATTGACGGGAAAAAATATATAATTCCGAAATGCGATTTAGAGGATATATGCCTGATACTTGCAAATGCATATAACAGGCAAGGAAAAGCGAAATACAAAGCTGACAGGGATGAACTGCTGAAAAGGAAAATACTGCATTTAATAGAGCAACAGGTGAGGCTGGCAAGTGCTGAGAGAGTGGACACTAAAACGATTGTATTGATTACGCAGATGTATGATAAGATGTTAGAGAAAGTGGATATGGATACGAACATAAAAGTTGTAGAAAATATATGCAAAGAATTGAAACCGGATATAACATTTACGGAAGTGATTTCGCTGATTAAAAAATATTCGGAAGAGAAATGAAGAAGAATATAAGTTTATATGAGCAGGCAATAATAGAGGAGAAGCGGAGAAAGATACAAAGTTTAAAAGGCGACTTTGACATCCGCAAAAAATATTCTGACCAGATAAAAATATTATTGCCGGAGATTACGTGGAAAGAAAAGCAGTTAAAATATATAAATGCAAGACAACTCGTTAAATGGTATTTGGGCGGCTATAAAAGCGGAAAGACATTTACGGGAATTGCATTGGATATATGGCTGGCATATATAAACAGACCTCAGCCCGGAATATTAGTACATCAAACGATGGACGGAAACGAAATAACGATAATACCGCTGATACAGGAGCTATGCAATAAGAACGGGATATACTATGAAGTAAAAAAAATGAGAACGAAATTTAAAGTGGTATTTAAATTTGGAACGACATCAGCGGACTGGGGACATCTAATACTTGCATCAGGCGACAGACCTGAGAGCCTGAAAGGTCCGAAACTTGCATTCGGACATATAGACGAGCCATTTATACAAAAAGAGGAAATATCAGAAGTGGTGCTATCAAGATTAGCAGAAAGCAGAGCGAAACTAAGAATGCTACAATATACGGGGACACCGGAGCCGGAACACATGAGCTGGGGATTTGACATTGTGGACAAGGAATTTGAAGACAATGATGAAAGATTTATTACGACAGTGAGTACAAGGGAAGTGGCGGAATACTTAGCACCAGGATACATTCAGGATATGGAGAGGAATCTCTCGCCTGAAAAAGTTCAAACATTCATAGACGGGAAGTACAGGAATTTAAGTCAGGGAAAAGTATACAGCAGCTTTGACAGAGCAGAAAACGTGAAGCATATTGACCTGAAATATTTTGATGATAAAGCGGATACAGAAATGGTGATAGGATTTGACTTTAACGTAAATCAAATGAGCGCCGCACTATACTTTATTCATGGCAGAATGAAATATCAAATGCGCGAATACAGGATAAGAAGCCGAAGCAATACGAAGGAAATATGCATGATGATAATACAATCTATGAGGGAAGAAAAACTGATAAAGAAAAACGGATATACGAAATTCGGGAGAAGCATAATAATAACGGGAGATGCGGCAGGAAAGGCACACAGCACAAAATCGAACAAATCCGACTATGAAATAATATTAAGAGAATTTGAGAATGAAGATATACAGGTAACAATGTATGTGCCTGACAGCAATCCGGCGGTGAGAGACAGAGTGAACTACGTGAATATGCAGTTTGAAAATAAGACACTGGTAATAAATTATGAATGCAAGACAACGATAAGAGACAGGGAACTAACGAGCTGGAAAATGGGAGCGGACGGCTTTTTCATAGATAAGAGCAAAGCGGAACTAACGCATTTGAGCGATGCGGCGGACTATGCCGTATGGAATACGCAGCAAATGACTTCCGATGAAGATAAAGACGAAGGAAAAATCTGGGTGGAACTCAGGGGACGTTAGTTAAATCGAATGTTGCCAGAATTAAAACATTTATCATAGAGACTAATATTTGCCATACAAATGCAGTGAATGTTATTCCTCTTTAAATGCAGAGAAATTATTTCATTTGAATAACCAAGTGAATCCTTGTTTAACTTAATTATAAATGAACCGGTTGTATGTGGTTTATTTTTGAAAATCCAGTTTGTATCATTGCCTTCAGTAAAAAATAATGAAATTGTATCAGGGCAAGAAATATCTGCAGAAATTAAATAATTTATATAGAAATCTTTATTGACAGGATTTGGATACACAGGTCTAATGATAGGACAGCCGACATTTCCTTTGATGCAGAAATTATTTGAATCACCTCCAAGTGAATTACCGAGGGAATCCATGTACCAAATAGAATATTGATATGAACTTCCTCCGTTAACCGGGTTTGAATTATCGCAGTATATAAGTATTAATGAAGATAAAAGGAATAAAGAAAATATTAAGTTTTTCATGATTTAATTAATTTTTTATTTTATCAAAAAAGCCATTTGCAGCTAAACGTCCAAATGCTTCATATCTCTTATTATCTTTTAAATATTTAAAAATTTTCTTTCTGAATTCAATATCCATAATTTCACTTTGTTTTTCAACATAATTTTTATCCCCAAAAACAACTTCATCAATCGAAACCCCTAAATATAAACATAACTTTGATAAAAATGATAAACGCCATGGGGATTTACCAGATAATACATCATTAAAAGATGATATTTTAATATCAATTGCATCAGCAATAGCACTACGGTCAAGATTATACTTTTCAAATAATTTTAAAATCCGACCTGAAACCTCTTTATCTAAATTTTTGTCTTTCATTTTCGTTTTACATAGGTTGTTATTTCGGTATTGACAAAACGATATTTCGTTTTTATATTTGTAGAAAATATGTTACAAAATAAACAGAATAAATTAAATGTCAAATACAAATAAAAATGGGATACAGGAAATTCAGAAAATTTATAAGATAAAAGCGAAGAAATATACTCATGAAACGATAGCGAAATCACTGGGAATAAGTAGGTCTTATGTATCTTTAATTTTAACCGGTAAACGAAAATGCCCGTCGAAACTTCAATCAAGACTTCAAAAATATTTAAATCAATAAAGGAGAAAAAAAATGAAAATCAGAATTTTGAAACAACTTTTACACTTTTATCAGGATTATATTCAGCATCGTCGATTACGGAATATTGCTGAAAATCCTTTCGGCGGATATAATCCCCTGTCATTGCCCAATCTGTCACAACTTGTCGATAGCCTCCATGTTCGGGAAGGCGGCCTGCCGTGGACAGAAGAAGATATGCGCTTTTTAGAAAGCGAAGCGATAAGAATTTCAAAACAGCCAGTTTGGCAGTGGAAGATTTCCAACTTTTTCGAGTTTCCCTCTGTTTCGGTGTGGCTCTTAAAAAATCATAAACATCTTTATACGATATTTTATTATCTGTCTGTAGGTCTGAAAATGATTTGCCTTTGGACGTGTTCAGCAGTAACGTCCATTCATCGTGTGATATGGAAGAATAGATTTCGTCATACATCTTCCTTGCAAAATCGCAATAATTGTAACTAATCATAATTTTATAATAATTTATACAAAATAGTAAAAAAATGAACAAACTTATATCAATATCAAACTACGCAGCGGTGCAGGGAATATGTGAGCGTACAGTTTACAGGCAAATGAAAGAAAAAGATATTAAGAGTGTGAAGATAGGAACGGAGAGATACGTGGTGAATCAGGTGCCGGATGAAGAAACAGTAAAGCAAATAATAACCGGAAAAAAAGGAGAATGGAACAGCGATATACTACGGGCAAGCGTGATATATAAACAACATGGCGGAGCCTGCAAAGAGACAAGAGAGATAATAGATGAGATATTAGAGGATATGAAAAGAATAGAGAAATTGACCGGGCAGAAAATAAAAGGGTATAACCGGCGCAGCTTACAGATGAAGATTAAATCCGGAAAGACAGAAAGAAAAATGCGTGCAGATAAATTCAGTGTGCGTAACAGGATATTGAATAATGATGCAACATTTATAAAGTCGCTGGAATTGATAGACCAATTTTGGATGCAGGACCCGCTACATAGACTAAACAATGCGATAGACAGAGCGATATATGAGGCGAAGCAAAGAGAAGGATATTGGGAGGTAGCGGCGATAAACTATTATACTCTACGCAGACAGGTGAGGCAGGTAATTAAGCAGAGCGGACTGGCTAATGTACATGAATATGTGAATCACTTAAACTTGAATAAGAAAAAGAATGCATACGTTCAGGGAGCTTTTACAGATGATATAGACTTTATGGAAGTATTCAGTTTAGATGACCATAAATTTGATGTGGCTGGAACGATAGAGATAAATAAGGAAACAGGTGAGAAGCAATTGAAAAAAATATATAGTTGGGTGTGCATAGAGATGAAGACGATGATGATATTAGGATATGAAATAAAAGCAGAGCCATTTAATGATAGCGATATAATAAGAATGATGATGAAGGTGCTGAAGAAATGGGGAGCGCCTACGGGGAAGGTGATATGCGACCAGGGGCTGGGAGCGGACAGGTGGGTGAAAGATTTTTTTACAAAACTTGGCATAGTACTTGAGCCACAGGCGGCATACAGTCCGACAAAGAAAGCAAATAATGAACGGATATTTAGATTTTTTAAGGAGGAAGTGGATGTATACTGCGAAAACTTTACGGGCAGCAATCATGCGGTGGAAGGTAGACACAGAGGTTTGGAACTAAGTCCAGAGGAAACTACAGAACTGCTAAGCGAAGCAAAAAGCAGATATGACAAATACATTAATACATATTATATGGACAGACCGAGGAAAAGGAATATACCCGGGATAAGAGATATATGCGACAATACAGGCAGAGTGAGCATAAGGAGACTATTTGAACATTACAGTCAACAGCATAAAAAGATTGAAGTCAGGGAACAGATGATGAGATATGCATATATGAAAGATGACTATATCAAAGGATTTGACGGATACTATATGAAATTCAAAGGTGAACTATACTTAGAAGAACAGGAGATGATGTCGCTTGTGATATATGACAATGCATATAAATATCAAATAGCATACAATCCGGACGACCTTAATACGATAGACTTATATGCAGTGCAGGATATAATGGACAGATTGACAGGACGAATAATAGAAAAAGGCGGATATGTATGCACACTAACGGCAATAAGGTCGCTAAATGCTGACGAGAAAGCAAAAGCAGTAGCAAAGCACAACAAGAGAGTGAAGAAAGCGATACTGGAGCTTGCGCGAGCATATAGGGAAGGAACGGGAGAAATAGTAAACATGGCTATAAGCGGAGATGGTGAGCTGGTGGACATAAAGAAGCAAGAAGAGAAAGCAATTGCAGAAATAATAAAATATTCATTACCAGTGGAAAAGATAAAGACAGCAATACAACAAGTGAAACAGCCGGTGAATATTGATAATATTGAGGAAATGACATTTGACGGACTGGAGGAGCTGGTGCATGACTGAGCATGTGAGAGAATATATAGTAAGCGAAGAAACGCTTATAAAAACTATACAGAAAGAATCGCAGGGACATAAAACAGATATAACCTGCGACGGGATAAGAATAGAAGGCAGAACAAAAACAGTGGAATATAAATTTAAGAATTTTTCAGAAAACTTTTTACAAACAATCAAACAATTAAAACAAAATGGAAAAAGAGACTAAAGAAGTAATTACAATGCCTGAACTCTCGAATACGACAGTTGAGGACGTGCTACAACAGGTAACCGGGAAAATGACACCGGCTAAGGCAAAGAAAGCACTTGCCGAAATGAAACAGAAGTTCATTGATTTGGCTTTTGAAAACGGACAGTTGGAAACCAAGAAAAAACGAGTGGAAATGCAGATGAAACAGCATCCGACAATGAAAGCATATTATGAACTAAAAAAGCAAATAAGAAACAATAAGAAACTGATGAAGCAATATGCGGCGATATATCAAGGAGGCTTGCAACTTGCGAAGTCACTAGGGATAAAGGTGGATATGAGCGTAATTAAAATGATACAGGAGGGACAATAAAATGGAAATAATAAATATGTATACTCCGAGTGAATATGGAGTTCAAGCATTCACAAGTAATTTAAACCGCATAACAGATTTAAAATGTAGCAGCATTGGAATAAAGCATTATATAGAGGTGCAATATTACAATGGAAGAAAAGCAATGATAGGCTTTAACAGTGTAGTAAAAAGGAATGAGACATACGAGGAATGGCTCGACATCTGGATCAGAGCGAAAGAGAGCGCAGAAAGGAGATGCGGGGCATGAGCGAAGCAGTGAAAGAAGCACGGGAGATAATTAACCGGAAAGACAAGCAAATTGCACTTATAATACGCATTGCGAAATATCAATTTAGATGGGGCAGAAAAACAATATTTAAGTTTGCAATGAAGCATACAAACGGATTGACTGAAAGACTTTCCGATGAAGTGAAAAAAAATTATGTTACAACGCGGCTATTTGCAGCAATGAGCCTTGCAGAAAAATCACATCTGATTCAGGTGCTTGAGCAGATAGAAAGGAGGAACATATTAGCAAAAAGGCGATGTGATGGTGTTCAGCGGGACTAATGGAGAAGAGACATTCATATTTAAAAGAAGAACTCCAACACCGGGCTTTATCGCAAGTGTGGAATTCAGCAATACACTTTTCCTTGCACGTGGAAAGCCTATTCAAAAACATTATGCATTAAGTAAATGTAGAATGGCGACGCAAGAGGAAGTCAAAGCATATAAAGAAAAAATCAGGCGTTCAATATACTCGAACTACTTAGAAATGATACTTAAAAAATTTAAATTAACTATAGGAGGTTAAAGAAATGGAAACAAAATTTGAAACAAAAGTTATAAATAATCCGGTATTCAGGCTCAACTATTTCAGGAGTATTCTGCCGAAACTGAAAGAGATACGGAAATACGACGGGGAAAAATACTCAATTATTTTTGATATGGAAAACGGAAGAGACCATACATCAATGTGGTATGAAAATGAAGAGGAACGAGATAATGAATATGAATATTATTGGTATATGAAATGCAGGTATAATAATGTGCAAGAAAATATTTCATTACCAATGATAAATATATACAGTAAAGCAATCATCGAGAAGAATCTTAATCATATAATTGCAATAAATGCAATTAAAGAATGGAACTTCATAGATAACACCTTTGACCTTGCAATTATTTTAGACAGTGGTGAGAGAATATACCTAAGATTTCACAGATATATGACTATGTATGAAAAAGCGATTGAATATCAAAATTTGGTTAATCAAGATGGAACAAACGAATTATGCAAAAACTGGAAAAAGGTTTATGAAACGATAAAAAAAGGAAACAAACATTTAATAACTTTATAAAAATAAAACTATGGCAAAAGTAAAATCAACAGAACAAAAAACAACATTAACAAGCTGGGATGAGGTGGACAATGCACTTAACCGGCTGAGCGAACTTAGAGCAGCGGAGGCAAAAATATCCGATGAAATGAATAGCAAAATAAATGCGATACAGGAGACATATCACAAATCGCTGGATCCTGTAGCGGAAGAAAAACTGCAACTTGAAAGAAACATTGAACTATTCTGTCAGTCGGTCAGGGATGAGGAATTCAATGAATCAAAGACTAAAAAACTTAAATACGGGGAAGTATCATTCAGACTTAGTACACCCTCTTTGAAAAATCTTAAGGGATTTACCTGGGAATCCATTAAAACTTTACTTTCTAAATCAAAAAAATATGCACAGTATCTAAGGACAAAGACTGAGATAAATAAACAGGCAATAATGGACGCTAAGATGAAAGAAAAAGAATTGGCGGAAATAGGGATGACGGTGTCTCAGACAGAGAACTTTTATTACGAGATATATCGCAGGGACTAATGCAATAACGGGCGGAGGTTACTCCTTTTTCCTCCGCCTTTTTTATAAAAAAATAATTAATAAAAGATATGAAATATAGGGAAGGAATTCAAAGCGAACGAGCACGGGACAAAAGTTTCAAGGAAAGACAAAAAGAAGTATTTAACGCACTGATGCAACATGGAGCAATGTGCAATGAACAAATAGCGGATATACTAAATGTATTTCCGCATCAGGTGACGCCGCGCGTTTTGGAGTTGCGTAGAAAAGGGATAATCGTCTTTTCCGGATATGGTAAATCAAAAACATCGGGGAAAACAGTTTCAATATGGCAGGTAAATAAAGAGACAACACAAATACAAATTCAATACGCTGATAAATAATGAAAGATGCTGATATTGCAAGAATCTTAGGGATTTCAAAAGCTGCTGTGAGTAAGATAAAACACGGCAATAAACACTTCTCGAAATTCAATATAGAGAAAGTGAAATATTATAAAAAGTTTGAGATGAAAATGGAGGAGATATTCAAGGATGAAATATTTATACGAATATGCGATGTGGTGATTGATAATGCAATAAGCAGGGATTGCAAAAATATAACGCAATTAAAACGATTTGCGGTGCAATGTAAAATATGGGGAAAGACATTGAGGGACGATAATAAAGAGTTTCAGAGCGTGCCGAGTTTGACTAATAGTCCTGAGATACTCTTTGTCAGCGATGATATGCTCATGATGCTTGATATTGCGTTAAAACGGACTGCAGAAAAGGAAGTAATCGAGAAAGCAGCAATGCTATATAATTTGTCCAACAATTTAAATAAGAGGTTGAAAAAATGAAATGTCCGAAATGTAAATCAACAAATCTTGCAGTGCTGGCATCAAGAAAGCAAGATTACCAAACATTCAATCACAGGTATGTGATATGCAAGGATTGCCGTGTTACATTTCAGACAGTTGAGAACATAATTCCTGGCACAATAGTTGAATTACCGGAGTTATTTTTAAATGATAATATACCTGATAAAAAAGAACCAAAAAACTCGTAA